AAGATCGCGACGAAGCTGTGCAAGCGCCAGCTGCGCATGCCGGGCGTGCTGCAGGTCCAGATCCTGGGCCTGGAATCCGAGGACGAGGCCGCGGCCGATGCGGTGGCGGCTGAGCAGGTGTCCGGTGCCCGGCTGACCGTGAACGAGGACCGGGCCCGCCGCGGCCTGCCGACGTACACGTTCCCCGAGGCGGACATGCCGATGCTGACCACACCGCGAGGCGTGGTGTTCCTGGACGGCGCGAGCCAGACGGCCCCGCCGGGGACGCTGGTCGGCCCGGCTGTGGCCCCGCCTCGCGGCTCGGAGATGGCTGGCGGTCCCGATGATGCCACTGGTACGGATGAGCAGGACAACGAGGACGAGCAGGACGGCCCGCCGTCGAAGACGGCTGAGAAGGCGGCGCTGCGCCGCTACCTGGCCAAGGACCGCTCCCGCCCGTTCGAGTGCCGTGCGCTGACCGCCGCTGACGTGCCCGCGCTGGCTGGCGATCCCCGGGTGCTGTTCAAGGACGGCCCGGGAAAAGTGCCCGCCGGGACTGGCCCGGCTGGCAGCGGGACCGGGAGCTGGTGAGCGTGTACACCGGGCAGATCCAGGAGGCGCTGACCGGGGCGATCGACACGGAGAAGCTGGCCGAGGCGTGGGCCGCGCTGCATCCGGACTCTGTGCACAAGGCAAACCCCTCGCCGGTGGCTAAATCCGGAGAGGGGCCTGTGCCTGGTCAGCAGCGCCACGCTACCAAGGCGATCAGCCCGATCCTGTCCCAGTTCCTGGACCGTGCCTCCCGCGCCCTCACCCGCGCGCTGACGGCCGTGCTGGCGAAGCTGTACACCGAGGGGTGGGTGCTCGGGCAGCGGTCCGCTCAGGCCCTCGTCGACGGCGGCGAGGTGGACTGGGGCGCGTGGAAGCCCGGCGACCACCGTGCCGCCGCCGCTATCGCCGGGCCGGGCCTGAAGCAGCTGCTGGACTCGTCCGGCATCCGCATCAAGTCGATCGCGGCGACGCGGCTCCAGGATCTGGCCGACGTGCTTGAGGCGACCCTGGCCAGCGACGTGACCCACCGGCAGCCGCTGCCCGCCCCGCTGGAGCCGTCCCTGTCCGTCGGTGACCTGGCCCGGCAGCTGCGGGACGTGCTGGACAAGCCGGAGCGGGCTGAGCTGGTGGCTACCACTGAGATCGCCCGGGCGCAGGCTGAAGCGTCGCGGACGGTGTACCGGGAGACGGGCCGCACCGAGGTGGAGATCTCGACGGCTGAGGACGACAAGGTGTGCCCGCTGTGCGACGCGGCGCAGGCCGAGGGTGCGCACCCGATCGGCCAGCCGCCGATGGTCCCGATCCATCCCCGCTGCCGGTGCGCTGAGCTGCCCGTGCTGGCCGGTGCGTGATGCTGAACGCCGTCTGGCAGTACGTCCTGCAGAACGTTCTCCCGCCGTCGTTCTGGACGCTGCTGGGCCTCGGCCTGGCACACATCCGCACGCACCGCAAGCTCGACGCCAACCACGAGGACATGAAACAGCACGTCAGCCAGGAGGCAAGCCGGTGAAGGTCACCACTACGACCGTTGTAGACGACGGCACGGACGAGCCCACGGCCAAGGCCACCTGGGACGGCCAGTCCGTCGCTGGTGCCCTCGTCAAGGCCGTCGACGAACGCCGCTACACGCTGACGGTCGCCTACCCGGCCGACAAGGCCGACGTGGCCGTGGCCCAGGACGGGCACCGCGACTTCGCGTCCAAGGCCGCCGTCGAGGAGGCCGCGTGGAACTACCTGCGCAAGTCCCGGAACGTCGGCCTGATGCACGCCGACGGCACCGACGGGGCCGGTGAGGTCGTCGAGTCGTTCGTGTGGCCCGGCGAGGACTGGACCACCACCGGCGGCTACGTGGTGAAGGCCGGTGACTGGCTGCTGGGCGTGGTGTGGTCGCCGGAGAGCTGGGATCTGATCAAGGCCGGGAAGATCGGCGGGGTCAGCATGCAGGGCAGCGCGAAGCGAAGGAAGCCGACCGCTGAGGCGATAGCGGCACTAAGGGAGTAAGCCCGTGGACGTGGAGATCACTGAGCTGGAGAAGATCGAGGCTGACCGCGTCGATGGCGTTGGCACGCCCGCGAACGGCATCCCGTTCCTGCTGATGAAGTCGGCTGAGGTGAGCAAGGACTGGGCCGCGTGGGACGCCGCCCACGAGGGCGGCAAGGGCGGCAGCAACGCGGGCGGTGCCGCCGCTGTGGCCGAGGCCCGGCAGACGCAGGCCGAGGAGAAGAACGGGAAGAAGCCGACCGCCGCTCAGTTGCACAACGCGCACGAGGTCCATGTGGCCCACGAGGAGCACGAGGCCCACCTGCACGCCGAGCACGAGTCCCACGTCGGCCACCACGAGCACGAGACGCACGAGGAGCACGAGGCGGCGATGAGGGCCGAACGCGGCCAGACCCACCCCGCCAGCTCGGCCAGCACCCCAAAGGCGCCGTCGGCCGAGCAGGAAGCCAAGGACAAGCAGCTGTCCCGCAAGGCTGTCCTGGCCGCCGTGGCCAAGGCGGTCGACGCCGACGGCACCATCGACGAGGGCCCGGACGTTGACCTCGGGCAGCAGATCATGAGCCTGCTGGCCCAGGCGATCATCAACGAGGCCCAGGAGATCAAGGCCGGGGCGTACGGCGAGTCCTGCGACGTGGATCTGCTGAACTGTGCCGCGTCGATGGTCACCCGGTGGATCGGCCGCGAATCGGCCGGGGACGCCAGCGACGACGCTGACATGGGCATGCTGATGGCCTCGGCCGCGGTCAAGGCGGCGGAGTCGGCGAAGACGCAGAACGACCTGCCCGACTCGGCGTTCGCCTACATCGAGGACGGCGGCAGCAAGGACGCCGACGGGAAGACCACGCCGCGGTCGAAGCGGCACTTCCCGGTCCACGACAAAGCCCACGCCGAGAACGCGCTGGCCCGCCTGTCCAGCTCCCCGTTCGGCGACAAGGCCAGCGCGAAGGTGCATGCGGCGGCGAAGAAGTTCGGGATCGGCACCAGCGACGACACGTCCAAGAGCACAGTTGCGCCGGAAGGGGCCGATGTGGATACTGAGCCGCAGGGAAACGAGGGCCTCTCGAAGGCTCTCGAAGCCGCTGTCACAAAGGCCGGGCAGCTAGAGGAGCGCGTCAACGCGCTCGATGCGGCGCTGGCGAAGGTGAAGGCGACACCGATACCCGGCGGACCCATGATGTCTGTCGCCCGCCCGGCCGCGAAGGCCGAGGACGGCGAGGACTGGGCCGCCAAGGCCGCGTACTACCGGGCGCAGGCAGATGCCATCGCTGACCCGGGTACCGCGGACGGTTACCGCCAGCTCGCCCGCCAGGCCGACGACAAGGCCGCCAAGGCCCTCGCCTCGTAACTCAGCGCCTCGCGGGCACTCACCGAACGGAGTGCCATCGTGGCGCCTACCCCCGCACAGCTGTTCTCGGACCGCTCAGGCGCCGCTGTCGCCGAGCGGTTCGAGGAGTACAAGGCCGAGCTGAACAAGTCCCTGTCCCGGTCCGATGAGGGCCGTGACGCTTTCGTGCGCGGTCAGGGCCTCGTCAAGAACGCCCAGGCGCCGCAGGCTGACCGGGCCGCCCACGACGAGCGCATGGCCACGATCGAGCGCCTGTCCAAGTCGCTGACCCCTGACCAGCTGGCCGGGATGCAGGGTGAGCTGGACGGCCTGCGCGGGTCGCTGGCCAAGGACTGGGACGCCTCGTTCCCGGCGAGCGGCACGATGACGCTGCCGACGCAGCTGGCCCCGATCGACCTGGAAGCCCCCGCGAAGCTGCTGGTGCCGCGTGAGACGCCGCTGGTCAACATGATGCCGCGCAACAACACCGGCAAGGGCTCGGCGGTCCAGTTCCGGCGCATCACCGGCTGGACCAACTCCGGCGTCGGCGGCATCCCGGACATCCTGCCGTTCATGTCCTCGGAGTTCCCCAGCGCCCAGTCAACGAGCAACCTGCCGCCGTTCGGCGGGTACGCCAACACCACCGGCGGGGTCAGCTCCGGCGGCCTTGGGCTGCGGCGCGGCCAGAAGATCACCTACGCGTCGGACTCCAAGGTCGTCAACTACACCGAGATGGGCCTGTCTGACTCGGTCAGCTGGAAGGCCGAGTTCATCGGCCAGGGCTTCCAGGACATCCGCCAGCTGTCCGCCACGGCGCTGCTGTGGGCCCACAAGATGGGTGAGGAGCGGGCGCTGCTGTACGGCCGCGGCCCGACCGCCAACGGCTACACCGGCCCCATCACCGCCCCGACCGGCCTGACGGTCGCCTCGGCCAGCACCGGCGGCACGATCGCCGCCGCCACCTACAGCACGTTCGTGACCGCGGTCGGCTCCGGCGGCGAGTCGGCCCCGTCGAACATCGTCACCCCGTCGGCGATCACCGGCACCGGCACCCTGACCTACACGTTCCCGACCCTGCCCGCGGGCGCGACCGGCTGGAACCTGTACGCCTTCACCGCCACCACCGGCCAGTTCTTCTTCCAGACCTTCGTCCCGGCCGGGTACCCGTCCTGGGTGCTGACCTCCTACAGCTCCAGCTCGGTGACCACGCCCTACAACGGGGTGGACTCCACGGCCAACCCGAACGGCTACGACGGCCTGCTGACGATCCTGCTCAACCCGGCCCAGGCCGGCTACGTCGGCACCTACGTCGGCAACGCCACCCCGGCGAACTCGCTCAACTCGATCGGCGGCCAGACGTTCGGCGCCGTCGCCCAGGGCGACAAGCCGTGGCAGACCGCCTTCCAGGTTCTCTACGGCGCGAGCACCGAGCCGGGCAACTACGGCATGGACTCGGGCGCTCCCTCCTGGCTGTGGAACCAGGGCACCGCCTACGGGCAGAAGCTGCTGTCCGACCCCGACCAGGTGTTCGTCGACGGCGCGGTCCGCGCCGCGATGGGCTACTACGTGCGCAACGCGGCCGGCGGTGCCAGCGCCTACCGGATCACGATGCAGACCTCGGAGGCGACCGGCGGCCTGGAGGTCGGCGGGATCGTCAACGGGATCGCCAACCAGGTCACCGGCAAGATGGTGAACTTCGACGTCCACCCGTACATGCCGCCCGGCTCCTCGATCATCTGGTCGAAGACACTGCCGGTGCCGGACAGCGAGATCGCCAACACGTTCGAGGTCCGCAACGTCCAGGACTACATGCTGCAGCCCTGGCCGGTGATCCAGTACACCTACGACGCCAGCACCTACCAGCTGGGCACCCTGGTGCCGTACGCCCCGGCCTGGTCGGGCGCCCTCGTCGGCCTGGTGCCCTGATGGCCACGGTCACCGTGCCCTCGGTGACGCCGCTGAACGGCGGTCATCCGCTGACGGCGATCGTCGCCAAGGGCAAGCAGGCCGCGGCCGGGGACGCCTCCGGCTCCGCGGCCGCGGCGGCCGGTGCGATCGAGCTGTCCGCGGGCAGCATCGCCGCCGCGCCCGCCACCGGTGTGCTGACGGTGGCGGGGATCGCCGCGGTCCTGTCGGCGCTGAACACCTACTACGCCGGGCTGTCCACCACCCAGAAGGCGCAGATCGGCCGGATCGATGTGCAGGTGAATCCGGCCGGTGTGCGGTGCACGGTCCGGGCGGCGGACGCGGCCAGCTTCACCACGACGCTGGCCGGGGTGCTGAACACGGGCGCGAACTACGGCCCGGCGGGCACCTGATGTCTGCTGCCCTGGCCGCCGCGTACCCGGGGGCGAATCCGCCGTCGGGGTCACCGGCTGCTGGCACCTACACGGCGACGTGGAACGGCACCGGCACGCTGGTGAACTCGGTGACCAGCGGCGGCCAGGTCATCAGCACCCACGCGGGTGTGGCGATCGCCAGCCTCGCCTGCGCGCCGCCCGGTGTCCTCGGGACTGTCGTGGCGGCGGCAGGCAACCCATCCGGCACCACCCCAACGTCCTGGGCGGCAGTCCCTTGCTAGAGAGGAAGCTCTCGTGAGCGCATTTCAGTCGTCGCAGGTCAGCGTCAGCACCACCGCGACTCCGCTCGTTTCGGGCCTGGAAGGACGCTTCCAGATCATCGTGGAAGTCGAGCTGAACGAGCAGGTCTGGATCGGCGACTCGTCCGTCACGACGAGCACCGGCTATCCGCTCCAGTTCTTCACCGGAGGCGGCGGAAGCGTGCCAGACGCATCCCTGGCCCGCGTCGTGCTAGACGTCCTGCTCGACTCCACAGACGAGCTGTACGGCATCGTCAGCGCCGGGACGGCGATCGTCTGCGTGATGGTGAACCCGCGGTGACCAAGGTGATCGTCGCCGAGGGCTGCCGGGAGATCGACAGCCCCTACTCGGGCAAGCGCTACTACGCCCAGGGCGGCCGCAAGGGCTACACGCAGGGCGGCTCGTTCGAGATGGACGCCGCCGACGCGAAGCTCGCCGTCCGGATGGGCGGGGCTATCGCCTCGGAGGCCGGGGCGACCCGGCGCGGCATCGGCTTCCGGTGCGTGGTGTGCGGCTTCGGGAGCTTCCTGAAGCGATGCGGGCGATGCGGCGGGGAGTGCGAGCGCGAGTGAGGTACTCAATCGAGATCCACGGGCAGGCCGTCCCCAGCGGAGTTGTCGATCCGCAGCTGGCGAATCATCCCCAGGTGCACGCCGACGGCCAGGAGCCTTACCAGGGCTGCACGGAGCTGACGAAGGCCGGTGAGCCCTGCAAGGGCACCCCGGGCGACGACGGCCTGTGCGCCGCCCACAAGAAGGCCGCCGACAGCGGCGACAGCAAGTAACCGAGCAGATCAGCAGGAGGTGAGCATGACGATCCCCACCCTCGTCCTGCCCGCCTCCGCTGAGCTGTCCCAGCCGTACGTCACGGCGGCGATGTTCCGCGCCTACCCGACGTGGCTCGACACCGACAACCTGCTGCCGGGCGGCGTCGAGGCCATCCAGGACGACGTGCTGGCCGACGTGCTGCTGTCGGCGTCGGACTGGGCGGTCGGCGAGGTTGAGAACATGCCGCTGCACGGCCACTTCGTGCAGGGCGAGAACACCACTGCCCGGCCGGGCAGCAGCGGGCGGCTGTTCATCCGGCCCCGTGAGATCCCTGTGCGGGCGATCACGGCCCTGTCGTACGGCTGGGATCCGGCGACCTTGTCGGCGCTGGGCCTGCCGGACTCGGGCATGTGGTTCGAGGACGGGCGGCGGGTGTCGTTCAGCCCGGGCGGCGGGCTGTCGTTCACCGGCCCGGCGATCCAGTTCGGCGGCGCTGGCCGGCCGGGAGGGCTCACGTACGTGAACTGGTCGTATGTGGCCGGGTTCCCGTCGAGCTTCCTGCCGGAGAGCGTGGCCAGCGGCGCCAGCACGGTGACCGTGGCTGACCCGACCAGCGTGCTGCCGGGTGACGTGCTGCGGATCTACGACCCGGGCCAGTCCGAGGCCCTGACGGTGGCCAGCACCTACGCCCCGGCCATCCCCACGTCGCCGCCCACGGCGACCGAGATCCCCCTGGCCAGCCCCACTCTGTACGCCCACCCGGCCACCACGGGGATCACCGGCATGCCCCGCCGCATCCTCCAGGCCGTCATCGCCTACGGGGTGGCCCTGCTGATGCGCGAAGACGTCAGCGCGGAGGAGCCCGAGTCGGCGTTCGGGCCGGCCGCCCGGACCACGTCCACTGAGCGCGGCGGCCAGGCGGCCGGCCTCGTCAACGACGCCCGCGGCTGGCTGAGGCCCTACGCCCCGACGAGGCGGCCATGACCACCGCCGGGGACCGGCGGCTGGTCCGGCAGGCCGTGGCCGCCTACTTCGGCGGCCAGCTGCAGACGGCGGACGCCGGGATCTACTACCAGTCCGGCCCGCTGGCTCCGCTGGGACTCGGGACGGCGTACCCGTACAAGATCAAGAAGGGCGCGCCGGACACCTACTACACGCAGGGCGAGCCGCCCGGGACCGGCTGGGGCGCGGTGCTGACCGTCGCGATCGGCGCCGAGCGGATCACCCGGCAGGCCCTCGGCGGGCCGACGTCGGGCTGGCGGACCCGCCGGTACACGACGGTGTGCGCGCTGGACGTCATCAGCTACGAGGACCACCTGGAGACCGCTGAGGCGGCCACCGACGACCTCGTCGACGCCTTCATCGCCCTGATCTACGCCGACCGGACGCTGGGCACCACCGACGCCGCCATGTACCCGACGGGGCGGCTGATCACCCAGGCCGGTGAGGCCCCGGCCGGGATCGCCGTCAGCGACCCGGTGTGGTCGGTGGAAGCCGACCGGGGCCGTGGTGAGGGCGGCCTGACCATCACGTTCGACTGCGACACCTTCGTGCAGGCCTGAGGAGGCACCGTGCAGTACAGGTACACCGGCCCCGGGCCAGACGTGGAGCCGGAATCCGGGACGCTGATCCACCCGGGCGACGTCTGGGAGTTCCCGGAGGAGCCCGCGTTCGGCCGCTGGGAAGCGCTCGGCGGCGAAGGCTCTGAGAAGCCCTCTGAGGCCACGGAGGGCACCCCACCCCTCCAGCCACCCGCAGACGGGGCCGGGAACGCCGCCACGGCCACCCCGGACGCGTCCAGCACGAAGGAAGACTGACCCATGGCACCGCCGACCACGATCTTCCCCACGCAAGAGCGGGAGGTCTACATCGTCAAAGAGGCCGTCCCCGGCACGGTGCCCGCCTCCACGTCCTGGCTGCCGTTCCCGGTCACCAGCATCAAGCCGTCCGACAAGCCGATGATGCTCTACGACGAGAGCTACCAGGGGTCGATGGGCGACAGCTACGGCGCCTACCAGGGCCCGGAGATCGCCTCCATCGACATCGGCGGCAACTTCTACGGCGACACGTTCGGCCACCTGCCGTTCAACCTGCTCGGCGACTACACGGT